ATTATGAATAAAGTAATAATAGATGACAACTTTATGTCTCAAGCAAATAAAAAATATGTAGATGAGTTTATACTAGGAAGTGATTATCCTTATTATATTCAAGAGAACTCTGTAGAAAATGATAATCATATTTACATGGTTCACACAGCAGTGACAAGACCAGAAGGACATGATCCTAGTTATCCTGTTGTAAATTCTTCAGAGTCAACTGCACTATTAGAAATACTATATGACTTTGTTGAGAAACATAAAATAAATTGTACAAGAATTTTAAGATGCGCTGTTAATATATCATTTAATAATGGTTTTGAAAAAACAGCTAGTCATGTTGACCATAAATATAAACATAAATCTTTATTAGTTTATTGCACTGATAATCCTGAAGCTAGTACGGTTTTAGAAAAAGATAATAAAATATATAAACAAGTGGAAACTAAAAAATATAGGGGTTTATATTTTGAAGACTATAAACATTATTTAAAATACCCTAAAAAAGATATTAGAGTTGTTATAGTTTTTACTTTTAAATAGAATGAATATTAATTTTATTAAAACTTATCTAACAGATGTTACATACCCTACAAAAGAACAGCAAGAAAAAGAGTTGTGGGATGTTTCCGGCATTATTAAAAATAAAAGTAATCAAGTGTTCAAGTTTGATACTAGAAATTTAAGTTCTTTTAAAGAAGGAGTAGGTAAAAAAAGTCATTTAAAAACAAAAGCAGATAAGATGGTTTTTAAAATAAAGGATAAATATTTACTTATAGATTTAGAAGAGCTACATAATCATATAAAAGATAATAATTTAAAAATGATTAACATTAAAGAAATAATATCTAAGTTAGATTGGAATATAGTATTATGATTATTTATAAACATTTAGAAAAAAAAATTAAAATAGATTATTTTTTTGTACAAGGTGTAATAAAAATTAATGCTAAATCTTTAATAAACAAAATTAAAGAGGGATGTGAAAAAGAAGGTAATTTAAATTACCAGACTAACATAATAGACAAAATGACTAGTTGGAAACATTTTAACAATGATCCGGAATTTTTAGGTGTCTTAAATACACTAATCGATTATGTAGATTCTAACATTAATTTTCCTACATACAGTTTAGCTGATTCTTGGGGATTTAGTTGTTCTAGTGGAGGCAAAACTATAAAGCATAACCATAGAGGGAATGAATGGTCGGGTGTATTATATTTAAATAGTCATGATCAAACTTTAGATTTTGATGCGATTAATGAAAAAGTAAAACCAGAGGAAGGTGTATTTGCTATATTTTCTTCTTTTTTAGATCACGAGGCAAAGATTCATAGATTTAAAAATACTAAATATGGCATTAGTTTTAATCTAAAAGATAATGGATTTTTTACTTAAAAGCATATATATTTATTTAATATGCTACAAAAACTTAATTTTAAGCCAGGATTTGATAAACAAATTACAGACTCAGGTGGTGAATCACAATGGGTTGACGGTGATTTTGTTAGATTTAGATATGGTTTACCAGAAAAAATAGGTGGTTGGTCACAGATAACCACAGGTAATAAAACTTTACCTGGAGTAGCAAGGGCACAACATGATTTCACTTCTATAGCTGGGGAAAAATATGCAGCTATTGGAACTTCTCAAGGTTTATTTTTATATTATAACGAAGAATTTTTTGACATTAGTCCTTTAGATGATGATGTTATTACCGGTTGTACTTTTACTGTTACATCTGGATCTCCTACAGTAACAGTTAATAAAACGGGCCATGGATTACTAGATGGAAGATATATAACTTTCACTGCAGTAACAGTTCCTACAAGTTCAGGTTATGCAATAGCAGATTTTACAGATAATACTTTTGAAGTATTAAACAAAACAAACAATACTTTTCAAATTACAATGCCTACTAACTCAGCAGGTGCTAGTACTGCTACTGGATCAGCTACAGTTAATCCTTATGAGATTGTTGGTCCAACTTTTCAAACAGCTGGTTTAGGTTGGGGAACATCTACATGGGGATCAAGTACATGGGGAACTGCTAGTGCAACTAGTGGGGTGACTCTAGATGCAGGCCTCTGGAGCCTTGATAACTTTGGTCAAATATTAGTTGCAACAATTCATAATGGTAAGACATTTACTTGGAATGCTGGTGCAGCTTCACCAAGAGCAAGCAGAGCAGTTGTTATGGCTAATGCTCCAACTAAATCTAGGCTTACACAAGTATCAGATAGAGATAGACATGTGTTTCATTTTGGAACTGAAACAACTGTTGGTAGCTCTACAACTCAGAACCCAATGTTTATAAGATTTAGTGATCAAGAAAATTTTAATTCATATCAACCCACTGCAACTAATACTGCAGGTACTTTCTTGTTAGATAAAGGTAATGAAATTAGAGGTGCTGTATCAGGTAAAGATTACACTTTAGTTTTAACAGATCTAGCTGCTTATGTAATTCAATATGTGGGACCACCATTTACTTTTTCTGTAAGACAAGTTGGAACTAACTGTGGGTGTATTGGACAAAATGCATTAAGTTATTCTAATGGTGAAGTATACTGGATGTCAGGTGAAGGAGGTTTTTTTAAATTTGATGGTACTGTAAAAGCCATACCATGCCTTGTTGAAGATTTTGTATTTACAACAGGTGGAGATCATCTTGGAATTAACTATGCTTCAGGTCCTCTTATTTATTCAGAACACAATACTCTATACAATGAAATTAATTGGTTCTATCCTAAATTTGGTTCTTCTCAAATAGATAGATGTGTAACTTATAATTACGCTGAGAATGTGTGGACTACAAGTTCTCTTGCAAGAAGTAGTTATTTAGATCAAGGGGTATTTGAACTTCCTTATGCTACTGATTATAATAAAACAGCTGTACCTAATTTTCCAATACAAGGAATTACAGCAACCTATGGAGCATCAATTTACTATGCTCAAGAAACAGGGACAGATCAAGTTAACAGTTCAGGCACTACTTCTATCGATGCTTTTATTCAATCAGGAGATTATGACATAGCTAACAGGTCTAGTGGTTTAGGAATGCAGACGGGTGTTGCAGACTTTAGAGGAGACGGTGAGTTTATTATGTCAGTTAAAAGATTTATACCTGACTTTCAATTATTAGAAGGCAACTCAAAAATTACTTTGTTATTAAATGATTATCCTAACAACACAGCAGCCAGTTCTTCACTTGGACCCTTTACAGTTACTTCAACAACTGATAAAGTAGATACACGAGCAAGAGCAAGATTAGTAGCATTAAAAATAGAGAATGATGCTGTGGGCGAAACATGGCGTTATGGTACACTAAGACTTGACGCAAAACCTGACGGAAGAAGATAATGGTAACATACGAAGACATTTTAAGATATTTAAATTCAGAGATGCCAGAGATTGGTGGTATATTTCAACCTCCAACATCTACTACAACTCCAAATGAAACAACTGAACAAACTACTAATCCAACAGCTCAAATACTTACTCCAGAACAATTACTTCTTTTACAACAACAGCAGAAACTTGGTTTAAGTGACAATAGTAGCGACGACACTAATGTTATTGATAGAACTAATAATATGGGTATTAACGGTTTCCAAGGTGCACTAACGGCATTAGGTTTTATGTTTAATCCTGTAGGAACTATGATGGGATTAGGTTTAAAATCAAAATATGACGACTTTAAAAATACTGGAAGTTTCTTTGATAGAAATCTTAATAACATTAGTAGAGAAATAGGTGAAGGGTCTACTTATGGAACCGATATTGACGTTGCAAATTTGGCTCAAGCTAGAGGTATAACAAAACAATTATTACAAGATGTACCTCTTGGAGATCCTAAAGGTCCAAATGAAAGAGATCAAGGTCCTGGTGAAACTACAGGAGGTACATTTGGAAGTTCAACAAATGACAGCGGTTTTAGTGATTACTCATAATGGCTAAGATAACTGCTTACATACCTGAACCAAAAGAACAATACGAAGTTGAAAATTTAAGACAAATTCTTCAATCATTAGATACTATAAAAAATGAATTAAATTTTGCTTTTCAAAATGACTTGAAAGAAGAACAGGATACATATAATTATTTCTTATCATGACAATACAATATAAAAACGCTAGTAAAATATTAAGTGATACAGCCATGACAACTGTTTTAACTATAACTACTTCAGCTATTGCTATTATAAAATCTGTATATATATCTAATAATAGCACAGGGGCTGTATTAGCTAACTGTGATTTAAGAGATTCTTCTGCTACTACAGATATAGAATTTTTTAGAAAAGATATACCTGCTACAAGTACAGTAAATGCCACCGAACAGGGGTTGAATTTAGAAGCAGGAGATGCTATAAAAGTTCAAGCAGAAACCGCTAACAAACTTGAAGTAGTAGTTGGTTATGCTTTAATAGATAGGTCACAACAGAATGGATAATATATTAAAAATTGATTGTACAACAACAGTAGTTCTAAGAAATACTAGAACCAATAAAGTATATAAAGATGAATCAGAGAAAGAAGCTGATATAGCTGACCCTAACACTGAAACAGTAGCAGAACATATTGCACAAGATCTTACAGTAGTAGTGTCACCGAAAGGATTAAACCTCTTACAGAAAGCAATGAATGATAATAAGAAACCAACTACCTAAAGGTGGAACAGAGTTACAGTTTAGTTATTTAGAAAAATACGTTGACAAAGAATTATTAGATCAAGTTCAGATTACAACATCTGTACCTGAAAAAATTCCGTTACATCCTACTAAAGTAAATATACTTTGGCAAAAAAATTCATACGATCAACCGAATCTTGCACCATGGTTTAAAAACAAAAGCAACCATCATAAATATGATTGGTATGTATTTAATTCACATTGGAACTTTGAAAAATTTAGAATGATGTTTGGTATTCCTACAGAAAAATGTGTAGTTATTAAAAATGGTATAGACACAATACCAAAAGCTGCACCTTATGAAGAAGGAAAACCTATAAAAATTATTCACCAAAACACACCTTGGAGAGGTCTATCTGTATTACTAGGTGCAATGCAATTAGTAAAAAATCCTTTGATTAGTTTAGATGTTTATTCTTCTACAGAAGTATATGGAAAAAGATTTTATGAAGAGAATGATCATAACTATACAGAATT